GTGGTATATAAGTGAAGGTTTCAAACTGACCTTGTTGCTTCATAGCAAAAGCGTAAATAGGTGCAAACTCTGATCTTGTCATTGGTGGAAATTGAACTTCTAACATCCATCTTTGACCACCTCTCCTTCTTACTTGTCTTTTTAAATTTTGTGTAACAGAAACCAAAGTAGGTTCAATAGATTTTATGTTTACGCTACTTGCAGCTGGTGATGTTGGGAAACTGCCACTCATGTTACAAAACCTCTTCTTCCCCTCTTGTTAAATTCACTTTCTATTATGGCAGATATTGTTGGTGCATTTTCTGTGATTGCTTGAAGTGTATCTCTTGAATCAAAGGCTTGTATATTGTAAGTGATATTTACAGGCATACCACCTGAACCCATGCCGCCACCTAATCTATTGTTTGGCACGATTGTTCCTGTTTTGTTTGGTACAAATAATTCTGCACCAGCTTCACCAACTAGGTATGGTCTGTTAGCTGTGACAGTACCGCCTTTTTGTTTACCTGTTATATTGCCAAGAAAAGAAGTAAAGCCACCTGTAATTTTGTCTATGATTAATTTTCTAATTGCTATTCTTAATAATTCTTTGATCACAAAATTTGCAAAATCTTTGAAAGCAAATTTACCTGACATAAGACCATCAACCAAAGTATCTTCAAATTTTTTCATGCTTTTAACAGTTGTATTTTCAATTGCCTTGCCTGTATCTTCCAACTCTTGTTTAAACTTAGCTATTGGACTTAAAGCATCTGTAAAAGATTGTGTGCCTCTATTTGCAAATTCATTAGTACCATTGGTTAAAGTATTCATGGCTTCAACAGAAGTACCAATCATATTTCTGTATTCACCTACTTTAGTCATTACTCCTGTAAAGCCTTCGATAGTTCTTTGTTCAAATTCGTTTTGCCTATCTAGTAAAGAATTTATAGCTTCTTCATTCATCCCAAAAAAGTTAGTTACTTGTAATAAACTTTCTTGTAAAGAAGTGACCATTCTTGAGCCGCCAAGAACCAATTCTTGCATAGCTAATAAAGCTGTTTGTACTCCATCAATTATGTTTGTTGCCAATGCTTGACTGAATTTTTGAATACCGCCTTCGCCTTCAGCAAAACTTTTAAACATTGTGGTAAATTGATTTACAAAAGTTTGAAGTATCGGAAGAAATGCCGCAAAGACATTATCTTTCAAGCTGTTCAATTGTCTGCTTAAAATATTAGAAGTATCGTTAAATCTTTCAACAGCATCTACAGCTTCACTTGATATACCAATACCAAGTTCAAGCATTTTATCTTTTAATCCAGCAACCGCATCACCGCCTTGATTTAAGATTGCAAATAGTTGTTGTCCTGAACGACCAAATAAATTAGTTAATGCAGAATTTTTTTCTGCGGAAGAACCTAAAGCGGCTATACCATCTGCTGTTTCAAGTAATAATTGTTCTGTACCTTTAAGGTTTCCTGAACTATCTCTAATTGAAACACCTAAATCTTTAAACAAATCTGCTTGTGTTTTAAGACCTCGACCAGCTTCACCAATATTTTTACTAAATTTAAGTAATGCTTTGTTAGCACCTTCTGACGAACTACCAGCTTCTTCTGCGGCAATTTGAAAGGCTTGTAAGAATTCTACAGATACGCCCAATTGATCTGACGTTTTTCCAAGCGTATCTATATAGGCAAATGATTGTTTCCCTAAAGCGGCTAATGCAAAGCCAACACCACCAATGGCGGCAGTTAAGCCACCAAAAACTTTTAGTGCTTTACCAACACCGCTTTTTATTTTATTTAAACTTTGTGAAACCTGATTAAAAACAGCTTTGGTTTTATTAACCGCAGAAATGACAATATTTAATTTACCTAAGTTACCCATTGTTTTCCATTTTACTATTCATTTCTTCTAAATATGCCAACCAATAAATAAACTCATCTACTGTCATGCTCTTTTGCAATTGTTCAACTGTCATGCCGAGCCTGTCCGCAAGAGCAAACATAGCAAATAGATCAGAATCGGCTTTTACTTTTCCTGTGCTTTTTCGGAAGTTACACTACCTAAAATTTCAGTTGCAACATTAGACAAAACTTCCACATCAGCTTTATTCATAAGACTATCCTTATCAGCTAATGTGAAAAGTTTGTTGCCTTCTGCATCAAGACTTTTGGTAATGATTGCATAAACCATGACTTCCAAATCACCGCCATTTGCCATTTTGTAAAGTCTTTTAGACTCTTGCAATGTTAATGGTTTTGTAAAAATTTCTAAAGGTTGATCTTCTGTTCCCCATTCTTTGACTTCAATCTTTTTTATTTCTTGACTGTCAAAGTGAGCAACGACATTATCTATCGCTTTAGTCATAATTAGTAAGTACCAATGGTTAATGCACCTGTTCCTTGAAATGCAATAGTCATTTCAACAAGTCCATCATGTGCCGCAGTTCTAGTAATATCAGTCACGATAGCACTACCTGACAATTTATACGCACCACTTCCTGTTCCTTCAGGTGCTAAATTCAAAGTGAATGAAGAACCTATAGTTAAAGAAACCTGACCTGAACTATCAGTATCGTCAAAAAATACATCAACTGATCCTGAAAATTCAGTAAGAGTAGCTTCAAATGTCTTTGCTGAGTCACCCATAGAAGTAGATTCTGTAGTGTCACCTGTTTGAGTGATACTGTAAGACCTAACTTCAGCAATATCATTACTGCCTGTCTGTACTACACCAGCTTTACCTGTAAATACCGCCATTATTAATCCTCTTTAGATTTTGTTTTAATTTTAGATTCTCCTTCGAGAACCCACCCATTTGCTTTCAGATTTTCAACTTCTGAGTCAAAAACAGTTACTTTGCTTTTGCCATCAGGAGAAATCATTACATTTTTATCCATAATAAAAAACCTCACAATGCAACATCTGCTGTTGTTTCTGTTGTTAAATAAATTATATTATAAACCATAGTCATAACAGCAATTGGTTGTTCGCCTTCGCCATTATAATTGATTTCTGTTGAGTCTAGGAAAGAATCTCTTGCTAAATCGTTATGAGTTACGTCAGCACCCATAGCCGCTTCAACTTCCTTAGCAATCGTGTCAATCGTATCGTCATAATTGCTATTTGCTTTCACATACGCTTCAACCACTAGAGATAGATTCCTTTGTAATGTTCTTGTTGAACCCATTTCTAGTAATTCTGAATCTTCAGATTTTGTATAAATAATTAATGCTGGTAGCTTAGAATCTTCTAAATTATAAACTCTACTTTGATAAACATTTGATCCTGTAGTAGTCAAACCTGTTAAGGTTGTACCTACTCTTTCTCTAATTTGTTGTCTGATGTGATTAGCCATTATTGTTCTTGTAAAATCAAAGCTGTAATGCCTGTGTTATCAGGTTGCACATTTACAACAGAATAAGTTTTTGCACCTTTTAAGGTATTACCATCTAAATCAGTTTGTGCTGCAAAAGCCAAAGTGTCACCATGACTTGCAGAAGATACATCTTTGGTTTTGCAATATGCGACAGGTGTACTGCCTTCAACTCCTACAGTCAAACCATCTACTGATAAATATTCATCTTCAAGGATAACCTTGATAGTTGATCCTGAACCGCCTGATGGAGTATATGTAGCAGACACACCATGTCCATAAGAATCATCAAAGTAGCCATCAAAATCAGCATCAAATTCTAAAGCCATTTATTTTCCTTTTCTTCCTTTGACTTTAACTTCTGATTTTTCTAAGCCTACACTTCTATCTTTTTTTTCAGATACTTTGCCTTCAGAAACTTCTGCTTTGCCATAACTGATTAAGATATTAGCTGTGTCATTATTTAACTCAACTACATCACCAGCAGAAACTTTTTTACCATCAGCAACTGTATCTCTAAGAATTAAAACTTTCATTTTGCTTTCCTTGTTTTTTGAAAGGGCAGTAGAGAAAACCCCTACTGCCTTTTCAGTTGTTAATACCATCTATTAACTTGCGTTACAGAAAGATACTGCGTGTCTTACAGCTACGTCTACTGATTGTAGAGCAACGATTCTAACAGTACCTGAAGTAGAGTTAGAGTAAGGGTCAACAGTAATGTCTAAACCACCAAAGAACCCAATTAATAGGTCATTGAAGTTTCCGAACACATAGTTGTTTGCAGTTAATTGGTTAGAAATAACTACAGGATAGCCATTTACTTGTCCATTTTCTGCTACGAACAAACCACTACCTGAATCTTTGGCAGTAGTTTTTAGAGTTCCATAGTTAGTAGGATTAATGATGTAAGCCAAGTCACCTACTAAAGCATTGTCGACAGCTATACTTGTCTCTATAGAGACCATCTCGGCAAACGTGGGAGCCGCCGCAGATGATAAGGAGACAGTATTGATACCTGAAGTGTTAGTAATACCTGTAGGATTTCCACTTGAACCACTACCTTCCA